GCAGATAAGCAGCAAGCGTATGACTCTACTAAAGGTGCTCAAGCACTTTACGCACGCTACGAGCAATCACAGCAACGTAAGTCTACAGCTAAAGGGACTTCATCTGCTAAAGGTAAGGGTTTAGCAGGTGCTACTACTCAATCTAAATACTGGTACACAGAGAAGCAAATCAACGCGATGGACGCTGCTACATACTCTGGTAACGCAGACCGTATCCTGATGGCATACGCTCAAGGTAGAGTCAAGCGCTAACGTCCTCTCTAAGGCCTCTAGCCGGCTCTACAAGGTGCCTCTACATCGTCTTAGGTGTATTAGGTACCTCAACTATTATAACGTCCTACAAGGGCAACCACTAAGGAGTATTACTCATGGCAATTCAAGGTTACAACGGAACCGCTCTTGACCTCGCTAGCGTACAATCATTCGTCCCTGAAGTATGGGGTGGTGAGATTCGACGGTACCGGGACCAGAAGTTCATGATGAAGGATGGGATCAAGATGATTCCGTTCGAAGGTAAGAAAGGTGATACGCTTCATATCCCCAACGTTTCAAGAGCAGCAGTCTTTGATAAACTGCCTCAAACACCCGTCACCTTACAAGCTAGGAATGATGGTGAATATATCTTCCAGATTACCCGTTATCGGGAATCGTCCTTCATGGTGGAAGACATCGTTAATATTCAGTCTCAATGGAATCTACGTCAAGAGTACACTCGTGAAGCGGGTTACGCATTGGCGAGAGATATGGACAACTGGATCCTAGGACACCGTGCAGTCATCAACTCGTACGACAGTCAACGTCTTGTCAGCTATAACGCTGGTGCTGCTGATCTCGTTGGAGACGGTACAGTTAACGCGCACTGGGCTAACACACCTGCACCGTTGACGTATGCTATGATTCTCCTCGCTAAACAGAAACTAGATGAGGCCGATATCCCTAGTGAAGGTCGTCGGTTGTTCATCAGTCCTGCACAATATATTGACTTGTTGTCGATTAACGTGTTCATCTCCACTGACTTTAACGGTGGTGGATCTCCTGTTACTAACGGTGTCGTTGGTCGGATCCTTGACTTCACTGTTGAGTGCTCTACTCAGCTTGGTGTTAACTCCAACCTCGGTTATCGTAATGGTCGTGACGGTATCTTACAGCCTACACCTGGTGTGTTAGGTTCTCCGTACATGCCTGACCAGCACGGTAGCATCAACGCACGTACTACGTCCAACGTGGCAGACCTGGATGCACAGACTAATTCTAGTTACTTTGGTCTTCCTGTCTTCAGTGGTGCTGGTGCAACGGCTGCTGATGCAGGTCAAACGCTTGGTGTGTTCGGTGGTGCTAACCAATGGGCCACGGCTATCGCATGTAACCCAGAGTGGATTGCAGCAGGTGTCCAACAGTCCGTTAAGTCTGAGTCGTCTCGTGAGACTCTGTACTTAGCAGATGCATTCGTATCCTCGCACGTCTACGGCTCTAAAGTCTGGCGTCCCGATAACGCAGTAGTTCTGCATACGTCTGGTATCTAATCCATAAGTACAATGAGTCCCACTTGTGTACCTCTTCTCTTAGCAGAAGTAAGGTGCATAGGTGGGATTTGTTGTATGTACCCACATAAGAGGTAACATATAATGCCAAGTTCAACATCACGATTACTTGACACCGCTAATGTAGTGTTTAGAGCGATCGGTGAACGTCCCGTGCTAACTATCAATAACGTTCAGGGTGACCGTATCAAGGACTGTATCAAGCAAGCGTGTATTGACGTAGAGACACTACATACGTGGAGCTGGTTATACAAGAAGACTGTAGCTAACTCATGGTCAGTCAACACTGCTATCCTTCCTACGTATCAGCGATTATTCGGTGTAGCTGTAGGTTCACCCACTGTAGGGTTCCGTGAACTCGTATATCTACCTGAACTACAGTTTGACCGTGAACCTATCATACAATACACAGGCACTACAGATAAAGCAACAACGTACACGCTAACGCCTGACGGTGCTAAGTTCACTAACTACCCAGGTGATATCACGTCTCAAGGTCGCATACTATTCTACATACAAGAACCTATTACACTACCAACAGACGAATTGTCTACATTCCCTAACGTACCAGAACGTTACCTGACGCTAATCGAGAAGAAAGCGTGTCATCTAATGTGCATCCGTTACCTCGATGACGCACAAGCAGCCTCGTACTTCCAACAGGAGTTTGAGCAACTCGTACAGCAGTACCGCGCTATGGAACGTAAGGCACCTGTAGGTAAGTTATCTATGCACAGAGGAGGACGGTAGTATGACCTTCCAACGAGAGCAACAGACAGATGATTTCAGTATCCAGAGCTACAACTTCGGTGGACTGAACACTACAGCTAGTAGACTTAACGTACCGTTCAACGACGCTACTCAGTTACTCAACGTCAACGTAGGTCTAGACGGTTCACTACTCAAGCGTAGAGGTACCCTGAAGCTATCTAATCCACCGTCTGGGGGTGTTGGGTACGGGGTGGGTATACGAAGCGTCCTAGGGTACAATCACAGCGTTGTATCTGCTGGTACTGACATCACAGTGTATAGCAGAGTGAATGACACTTATACAACTGAACGAGTATTCAGTAGTGTGTACACTTCATCCGCTAATCCCGAACCTACACAGTGGGTGCAGCTACCGGATACGTACAGTCGCGTACTCGCACTGCGCGCGGACAGACCACCTGTGGAAGTCTACACAGTAGAGCGTAGGATAACTCAAGTAGTGAACGCTACTAACGTAATCACCGTAGGAGGACAGATAGTAGGGGATCACCAGAGTCTTACCCCTGCTACATTTAATGACACAGTATACCTTACACGCGCTGATGGTACTAAGACGGTGTATCGAGGTGGTACATTGCAATACACGTACGATGCAGGTACTAAGCTTGTATCTATCGTGGTACCGTTCACGTCATTAGCGAGTGAATCTATATCATTCGATGTTGTAGGGTTCAGGTGGGCATGGTGGGCTGAATCGATTAAGTGGCTAGGTGATAGGTTCTTCGATAACATTAACCGATTCAACGTCACGGCTAACGATAACAACGTAACTGTACCTGCACCTTTACGGAGTGATGTAGATAACATTCAGTCGATGGCTATCCTGCTAAACAAGTCGTCACTCGATACTGACACTTACACACTAGCAGGTCAACCTACAACAGCGGATCAATACAACCTTAGTGACGGTAGCGTATATGTACCTGGTGCTAACAACTTCATCCAGTCATCACCCCTGTTTGTTACGTTCGGGACTACAAGGACACCATTACCTCAACCACCTGAGTCAGTCAAGATGACTCGGTTCCGTGATCTACGGTTCCGTCAGACTGGTACAGGTATAGCAGGAGATATACGTGTCACTGTAGATGACGTGTTCAAACCTAACAACTACACGAACACACCAACAGGTTCATACTCACCTAAATTGATTACACCTAGTGTTACGTATGCTACATCCGCTAGTCAAGAGGTACAGTGGTTAGGGTTCATCGGTAGCTACCCAATTGGTGTACGCGCTACTGACGTGGTTACGATGACTAACACGCTACTGAATGGTGTGAACGGTCTAAAGATTGAAGTGGAGGAGAGTGTATTTAGGTCTGGTGCATATAGACGCACGTATGGACTAGCCGCATTCACTGACTCAACTCAAGGTATCTACCCGTCTGTTGGGTGTGTGTATCAGGGACGTTTAGCGTTGAGTGGTATTAGCTCAGATAAGTCACGTATCCTAGTGAGTTCCATTGACCCTACCGAGGACCGCTACAGCTTCTTCCAGATTACAGATGACTTAGATAACCTCGCTACTGACCCATTCGACGTGGTTGTGTCAGGTGGTGATAGTGCTGACTTTATCGTAGGTATGGTGGAGTGGAATAACTCACTGTTCGCGTTGACTCGTCGCAGCGTATACCGTATTAGTGGTGGTGATCAACCGTTAACCGCTACCCGTAGACTTGTAACGTACATCAGTAACATCGGATTAGTTAACCCGCGTTGTATTGCACGTACAGATACGGCTGTGTACTACCTCAGTGACGGTGGTGTATTCAATCTGACACCGCGTGTAGAGGATAGTGAGTTCATGGCTATCGAGAAGTCACTTAAGATTCGTGACCTCGTGCTGAACCGAGACTCTAATCGTGTCGTAGCAGGTGCTAGTATGTTCTTTGATAGTCGCCAACGTAGACTGTACGTGGCACTACCTAATGCTACCGACGCTAATAGGGAATGTAGTGATTTACTCGTGCTAGACACTGTGAGAGAGGCGTGGACTGTGTATCGTACACTAGGTCAGCTTGGTATTCAATCTATGTACGAGAACGTAGATAATAGCAGCGGTAAGTACTCGTCAGTACTGTGTTGTCAGTCAGGTAACTTACTACTTGACTACTCTGATAGGTACACGGATAACTCGACTAAGTATACAGGTAGTACAAGCTACAGTCACGATATTCGTGTTGGTTACGGTGTACCCGCTATTGAAGGCGTACAACGTTACAGCATACCAGAGGGATTACTCACGAGTGGTATTAGTACTGTACGTGACTTGCGTATGTATGTGGGTACTACCGCTAACCCGACAGAGGTAACGTTCACTAAGTACGACGACTACGTATACCTCGATGTACCAACTTTAGCAGGATCAATCGTATGGTTCGTAGCACGGTCAACCATTAATGACAGTCCTCAGGGGCTACTACGTTACGGTGCAGGTAATCGGTACCCGTACACACTATGGTTAGGTGATACTCCTGCTAACCCTGATACCGAGGTGCTCACGTTCAACACTACGTCACTTGTAGTCACGCTAACCGTTAACTGGACTGGGTTAACTACTGATGTGTTCACCATAGGCACTCACTACTACACAGTGTATACGTCCTCGATGTTCACGCAGCAACAGTTAGGTACACTCAAACGTACGAAGCACGCATACCTATACTTCAATAATGGTGACTCTGCTAACTACACATCCGGTAGCACGGTAGAGGCGTACAAGACACGAGTGAACGCTAACATCGCTATGTTATACAACAGTGATGACAACACAGCTAACACCTCAGTAGATGTATACGGATACGAGGATATCATCTGGGATAACGCATACTTTGACACGGTTGAATCCAGTAGCAGGACTGACGATTACGTTCTATTCAAGGAGCCACTCATCGGTATCGGGTATAGTTACAGACTTAGCGTGTACAGTTACGACGAAGCACGTTGGAACTTAGTAGGTTACCAGATTGACGCATCACGGAACAAAGGATTACGTTACATCAGTAGCGATTAACTAAGGAGTACATACATGGCAGGTGCAGTAGGAGCCGCTGTAGGAGTTGTATCTACAGTGGCTGGAATGGGTGAGCAATCACGCCAACGCAATATACAACGCAAGCAAGCTGAAGTACAGCAGTACGCTCAAGAGGTGCAATACACTCAAGAGAAGAT